TGGTGATGCGAACCTCCCCTCGCCCGCTTGCGGGAGAGGGGCCGGGGGTGAGGGCGGTCGGAATCGGGGGCCGGGAGATTGGGGGCGAGAGGCGGGAAGCTGCGAATCGCTCGATCCGACCCCCAATTCCTAATCTCTTTCATCGACGGCCAACAATCCATTCTCGCAGTAGACAACAGGAGATCTGCGGTCCGTTTCCTCCTTACTCGCCCGTCTGTTTCGCGATCAGGTGTCGTTCTTGATCGGGATCGAGTCCGTGGCGCATGGCCATCGTCGATACGGACATGGCCCCGTTGCGAACGAGGATTTGATCGGCCTGAGCGTCTTTGAGGCGATCGCGCACGGCCAGCGTCGGCGGAATTCCGCGGATGGCAACTTTCGTCAGCACTTCGAAAGGCAATCGGCCCGCGTCGATGGCGTTCCGAATCACGCGCCACAGCAGCGCGATGTCGTCTTCGATCATTTCGTGTTGCAGCCGTTCGAACATCTTCACGGCCGGCCCCTCGGCGACCATCGTCGAGCTGTAATTCGCATTGCTGGCATCGCTCGAAAGCATGAACTCGGGCATAACGAGGCGACTGGCGATTGCACGAAGTTCTGCCTGGAGCACCGCGACGTACCGGCTGGCATCGATGCCGGATGCGGGGAATTCGTATTCCGTCCCGGAGACGGCGTCGAGAATCGTGCCGGGCGCATAGCGCTGGAAATGGCTCGTGCGTCCGGTGGTTGCGCTCGTGACCGTCAGATCGGCCGAGTTCGCGACGAACTGTTCGAGTCCGGCGGTTGTGGCGGCTTTGTGTTTGCGAATCACGGCGATGGCCGATTGAATTTCAGCGACGACACTCATGTTCCGCAAGAGCTTTTCGGCGCGTTTCAAATTCTTTCGCACAGGAAAGAACAGCGGCAGCCCGCGTTTCACGTTGGCGTCGACGTTCGCCTTGCGATGTTGGATATCGACGGGGTCGATCCAACGGCCATCGACCCAATAGCCGAGCACCGTTTCGACGTCGGTCGGATCAGTTTGGATGCCAAATCGCGAAGACGGATCGGCGAGACGATCTGTGGGCGTAGCGACTTGCCCCGGCTCGACGAAACGGACCCGCGTAACGCCGCTCTGGTCCGCAAAAAGCCGCAAAAAACACTCGCCATCGCGATCTTTTCGGCGGATGATTTCCTGTTGGCGTTTGCGCCAATGGTTGACGCGAACGAATTCGTCGAGGATCGTTTGCACGTCTTCGACGAGCGATTCCGCCTCGGGGTTCTTGCGGGACATCGCACGATAGACGTGGCCGCTGCCGATGATGTAGCTAATTCTGTTCTCGTGGCCGTTGATCGCAAATTCATTCGAGACGGCCAAGTCGCGGCACTGTTCGCGGATCAAGGCGAGTTGTTGTTCGTCGGCGAAGGGGACGCCGGTCGGACCGTGGCCCGAGCAAATGCCGCCGACGCGACTCCACGGCGTGCCGTCGAGGTCATCGATCGCTTCCGCCGGATCGACGAAATTGTCCCAGAGCATATCAAAGGTTTCGGCAAGGCGGCGCTCCCAATACTTCAGTCGCCGATCGCCCGAGGTTGTTTCCGTTTGGTTCGACGTAGCGTTTACGTTCAATGTCATGAGGATTTCTCCCGAAAGGATTTTTTAGTTTGAGTTTTTCGCCAAAGTCTGTCCCTTCTCCCATCAAGAGAGGTCTAGGGGGAGGGCTGAACTGCAGTAGACATTGGTTTGTGAATGGTGGACCGAATCCGTCATCACGAACAAGTGGCCACTGCTTCCAACCGCCCTCACCCCCGGCCCCTCTCCCGCAAGCGGGCGAGGGGAGGTTTGAATTCGGACCACTGGCCACTCATTCTCCCGCCCCTCGTCCCCAATCCCCCGCTCCCGGAATTCCCGCCCACTCATCTCCCCACCGGCAAACGATTGCCGAGCCCGTCCTTTGCCATGCGGCCTTGCCAGACGTCGGCGGCCAATCGCAGGGCCATCTCCAAGGCGTCGGGGCCGTCGTCGTGATCGCCGACCGGGAACTCTTCGAGTTGCTCGACCAAAAGCCGCGTGCCGGGACTGTTCGCCTTGAATCGCAACCGGTGCGACGACAGGTATGGCCCGAGGCGACGAATGCGGACCTGCTTGGCCGTGTGGTTCTCGATGGGCGACGGACGCGCCGCCAAAATGCCTTGCCGTCGGAACTCGGCCTCGAACTCGCCGGCCAACAATTCTTGAAACTGGTTTGCCTCGACGCCGAACACGTCGGGCCGGAACTGGCGGAACCATTCGGTGCCATCGGCCACGATGCGCGGCGTCGGACGTCGGGCGAGATCGGCCTCGACATACAGAACGCCTTGACGGTCGATGCCCAACATCACGATGGCCGAGTAGTCGCCGCGCCGCGCGTCGTTGCCTTTGCTCGGATCAAGGGCCATGGTCTTGATCGCCAGATCGGTCGGCCACGCGTCGAACCAGATCGACGCATCGAAATAGGATTCCGGCCATTCACAGACGTCCGGATTGATCGGCGAGTTCTGTTTCTCGCGTTCGAACGCGGTTCGCCCGCCTTCCGCCCGCATGCACATCAACGAGTAGAGGTCCTCCTCTTCGGGCCAAAGGACGATTGCCCCGGTGTTCATCGCCTGACGGTTTTGCTCGTAGAACTTGCGGGCCGTCGAGCGGTATCGCGGTCGGGCGAGGTCGGTATAGATCGCTTCCCACTGTTGCCAGAGCGAGGTGTTTTCGGGCCATCGGAGGATCGACTTGAAGATGCGCGACGTCCAGCCTGGCGTGCGATGCAGTTCCATCGCCAAGGCGTCGCGGTGCAGGGCGGTGGCCAGATTGACGATGTTCGTTCGTGCCGTGCCTGCCTTCATCAACATGCTGTGGAACCAACTCCGCGAGCTATCACGCTGAACGACGGATCGCATGTGGTTGTCGTTTTGCAGGTCGTCGCAAACGATGAGCGTCGGACGATGTTGCCGGCGTCGGCGGCCGCGGAGACGTTGCCCGGCGCCGAACGCCTCGATCACGGCGCCGTTGCGAAGGACGATCGCGTTGCTCCGCCAAACCGTCCCTTGGCCGACGGCGTCGGGGTATTCCGCGGCAAGGTGCTGGTTTTCGATCAATTCCGCCTTGATATTTTCCAAATGCGCCGCGGCTTGGTGTTTCGTGTCGGAGACGATCCAGATGTACGGCTCTCGCTTTTCGACGGCCGCACGCAGCGGAAGGCAGAGCGTGCCGATGGTCGATTTCGCACCACCGCGCGGGCCGAGGACGTTGATCTTCATGCCGCGATCGTGCTCGGCGGCATCGAGTTGCTCGGCCAGCCAGCGGTGCATGTTCGACGGCGTTCGGCGAAAGTGGTCGGGCAGATGGCGTTTGCCCCATTCGAGCAGATCGACCGTGCCTTGGCTGCGACGGGCGAGTCGACGGGTGCGGCCGTGCTGCCGGGCGAAATCGTCGCGCCAGGCGGTCCAAAGTCTGCGCACTTGCTCGATCTCGACCGGCCAATCGATCGACATGGCGTCAATCCTCGTCACGTTCGTTCTCCCGTTTCAACGTTATGCCGAGGGCATGGGCCACGGCGTCCATCTTCTTGAAAATCACGCTGCGATGCCGCTCTGGCACCTCTTCCATGATGATCGCTGTGAATTTCATCAACAACAAACCGATTTGGTCGAGCGTGATGACGTCGGGACCCCGCCGGGCGTATTTTTGGGGGAAACCGCGTTCCAGCGCCCAGGCCGCCGCGCGCCAATATTGCTCCTTTTTCGCTGCATTGCGGATATTCTTGACGAGCCCCAGCTCGGCGTTGCATTTCGCCTTGCGGATTTCGTCGGCAAACGTCGGATCGCGATCGGCGGTGCGTTGGATCGTGGCCGGGGAACAGCCGACGAACTGCGCCGCGACGTTCTGGCTGCAACCGACGCTTAGAATGGCGACAATCTGCGCTCGCTTTCGTTCATCCAATACCGGTCGACTCACAACAGCTCTCCATGCTAATCCGTTAATGCGGTTTCCTGGCCCTTGAGCCCCGTTCCCTGATATTCAAACGACACCACGGCTCTGCCAACCGCGCCGCGATAATCCTTGATGAAATCGCGCGTGCGATTCGAGCCGGCCTTCTGCACATGGACGGTTTTCCAGCGGGGCGAACGTCGGCAATGGGCGATCATCGCCGGATGGCTGCCGGTGATGTTCATGCGATGTCCTTCTGCAAGATGCACGTCGGCCACGGCTTCGGCAACGGTCATGCCGATGCCAATGCCTTGGTAGTCCGGCAGCGTGACGATGCGGCTGATGCGCCAATGATTCTTGCGACCGATCAAGGACACTGTGGCGCAAAACGCGACCGGCACGCCTTGCCATAGCGCGAGGAAGCAACGCACATAGCGAGGTAGGGCGCCGCTCAGATAGTGATGACGCGCAAACAGCGGCCACGCACCACGCTTGCAACGAACGATTTCGAGACGGATCGCCGGTCGCCGAAGACGCCTCCGCTCGAACGTCGAGGTGGCCATGTCGATCATCCAATCCGGCTCCAGCCACTCCGCGACATCGTAATGACAGGTCACGGCCACAAACCGGCAGCCGATCTGGCCTGCGTGAATCCCTTTCGCAATCGCCGCCGAGACAACCTTCGCCACGTTCCGATCGACGACGCTTGTGAACTCGTCAAAGGCAATAAGAGACGTGGGATTGGGGACGGGGGGCGAGGGGCGAGAGGCGGTCGGACAGTTTGGGGTTAGGGTGAGGGCCGATGTCGAACGGTCTTCGCTATTGTCGTTCCAACTCCCGCCCAACGCCCTGGCCAAGTCACATCGAAACTGTTCGCCGTTGCTCAACACGCTGTACGGCTTGATCCAACTCGGCGGCGAGGAAAAGCCGACGGCGGTGAACAGCCGCGTGATTTCTTTGATCGGCCGATCGCCCAATCCATCGATGACTGCGCGATCGCGTGGCCATGCGTTCGGATGATACACGCGATCGCCGAACATCGCCTTGGCAATCGTGCTCTTTCCGCTGCCCGATGGGCCAACGATCAGGCCGATCTGCCAGGGAGGGACGTCCGACGTTGCTTGGCCATCCTTCGACCACAGCCACTCAGGCACGTCGACAGAAAACCGTTGCGACGCGCGTTGCGTCAACGGCACATCGAACATGCCGCCAACTTGCTGCACGCGGAAGGAGTCGAACACAGGGCAATGCACTTCGAGATCCATGATTAGAGACTAGGGACTAGAAATAGGGTTAGGGTGAGGGTGAGGGCCGAATTGTCTATTGGTCTCTAGGTTGCTAATGAACCTTTCCGCGGGGGGAAGGCCAGCAAACCCGGCTGGAACAGCCGCGTTTGCGGTGGAATGCGGATCATTGGCTACCTCGGAATCAATAAAGACACCGTTTACAACATCAACAGGCGGCATTCGTAGCCTTCGCCAGTCAGTTGTTCAAATACGTGTTGCTGATCATCCTCATCCCGACATGCGACGACCACCTGAAACGTCTCGGGAATGGCGACCTCCTTGGTTTCGGTGGCCTCTGAATCGTTGTCGGAGGTTTCTTGCGGGTTCAGCATTTCGTCGAGCATCGCTTGAACCGCGTCGTTTTCTGTTTCGACGTGGTCAAGCAATTCGGCCAGCATTGCTTCGTTCGTTTCAGCCATACTGGCCAAGGGATCGTGCAGGGCGAGCAACTTCGCCGCTTCTTGCTCGTCGAGATCGAGTACCAGCACCGGCACTTCAATCTCGGGGGTCGTCTCGGCTCGCAGATGACCGTCGATCAGTTCCAACGAACCATCGGGCAACTCGCGGGCGAGCAGGGCATCGGCGTACCCAATCTCGGCCAAGACGCCGCGCAGGGCGTCGTGCTGTCTCTCCGGATGGAGACGCCAGTTTTTGGGATTCGGGCGAAGTAGGCTTGCCTTCACACGTCGAAAGTCCTTGATCCGATCGCGTATCTGCATGACTAGAGTTCCTTGGCTTGTGATGTGGTGGGTATTGGAGCGTAGGGTGAGGCTCGCTTCACTCGGCCCACCCTACTGGGACTCCACAAGGGAAATGATCAGAAAATGGTTCGCAGGGCTGCCGTGGCGACGGCCCCGACGAGCACGGTCAGGATCACCCACGCGCCGCGCAGGGCGAGCAGCATCAGTTTTCGACTGCGTCGCAGTTCGGCCACCTCGCCCACCAAGCCGGGACTCGTGTCCTTATGGCCTGGCAAACCGTAAAGGTCGGTCGAAATCTGCACGACGTTGGCGCGGCACGATTCGCATTGTTGCACGAGCATCTGCACGTCGACGTGATATGCGTGGAGCTCGTCGCGAAGCTTTTCTAAAGCGGTGTTTTCTCGAGCGGTCATGAGTGTGGCTCCGTTTGTGGAGGATTCGGAAGATGCCGGTCGCCCAACCCAACGATTCGGCGACCGGGCATTTCCGTTCGGCTACGAGGCGTTCGTTGCAGCGGTGGCTGGCGTCGCGTTGGTGTCGCTGAACAACGTCTTGGCGGCCGATCCGTTTTTGAGAATCGCGAGAATCTCTTGCGCCTTCGTGGCATTATTACTGGCGTAATAGGTTACGGCCTTGATAACAGCCGTTTCGATCAGAGACACGGCCCCGGCGGTCGTTTGCATCTCTTTGGCCAATTGAACGAAGCCGTGAATCGCTTCCGAATAGTCGCCGTGCGAATAGGCGTCGAGCGGTTCAGCCAATTTGGTCATTCCCCACTCGCTCAGTTTTTTCGCCAATTCGCACGCCCGTTTGCGCCGGGCTTGCACGCGATTCGCTGACCAAAGCACGACGAACGTGCCGACGGCGGCCGACAGCGCCAAGATCACATATTGCCATTCCGAAGGAAGAGTGTGAAAGCTATTCATGATGGTTTTTGGGGGGTAAGGGATGATGGTTAGGGGAAAGGATTTGTCTCCCCTCGCCCGCAAG